ATATATTTGTGATTACACTTGAAGTTGATGAAATTATATTTTTTTCTAGTGATGATACTATCATTTCTGCGGTATCATTAATTATATTGCTTAAATCTATCGTAAGAGTCGCCGCATCCGTTCCGTCATCCAATTTTTGCTCTATAATCTGCGCCGGATCAGTAATAGCTAAAACACCTTTAATTCCACTTGCCGGATTTGTAACTAAGCCCGCGCCCGTTGGAAGAATATCGCGCAAAATACAAAATACTAAATCGCCCGATTCAGTTTTACCCGTTCCGCCCTTTTTACGAAGCATCTTATCGTATTTGGCGAAATCAGTATCTTCTTCTCTTATAATAGTAGCATTTCTTACATTTCTATCACCATTTTTACCGATACCAATATCATAATACATGAAAAGTAGTTCAAATGAAGTGCTAATTTTATCAGAATTTTCCGAAGAAGATTCTTCAATGATACGACAAATATCTTTGTCGATTAAACGCCATACGACACCACCAATTACAAGTATAGCAGAAGGATCAATTTGATTTCTTGCGGCCTCTTCGCTAATAAGATCATTACTTCCCGATAAAGAATAACCTATATCGGTTATAGTTCCAACTACGATAGAGCGATCATGGCCAATATCCAGTGATTTGTTAATAAATCCACTAGAATATGGAATTATATCTTCCGCCGTAACGGCGTCATCATTAAGGTTTGCAACACCGAGTTCAATCAAATTTGACGTAATAAAAAGTAAATCGGGATTATTTTCTATTTTTTTAATCGCATAGTCACCGAAAATGCCAGCCAATTTATCTAAAGATGCCACCGCCATTTTTCTCTTTTCTGGCGTTGGTTTTGTTACCTTAGCTTCGGCGCAGAAATATGCCCTATGTTTATATTTGCTATATAATTCCTGTAAAGCTGTGTCGGTAGAAGCCATAATAAAACTATATTACACTAAATTTTACTCTTCTATTTTACAATTTCTTAGTAAAGCCGACTGCCACTCAGTTACATCATAGCGGAAACTTAAATCATCCAATTCCGCGCTGACCTCTTCAGATATTTCTTTTGGAGCGCCAACATTCATTTACTAATATTGACTTGGCAATAGCTTCGGCAACAAACTTTTGCGCATTATTTAGCGAATCTTTAATTTTATACCGTCTCTTCAAAGAATTTTCTACTTCCAATTTAAGCGCATCGGCTTTAATTGATAATTCAGCGATACGTTTTGCACTAAATCTTTCCTCCCCCTTGCTTTTACCAATTGGACCAACTTTTTTATTAGGAATCTTAGTTTTAATTCCGCCCGGACGCCCTGTTTGCCCCGGTGCAGCGGCTTCCTCTTCAGTCTGTGAACCACCAACCAATGGATAATACAAACCATCATCACGTTGTTTCTTATATTCTTTTTGCTCTGTAACGCTAGACTCTTTATCTGGTAAAATACCAGTTTGTAAAGCTGTAATCGTTTGGTCTGGAGTAAGCAGTCCAAGTTGCGCCATTTGAGTGTAAATACGCGCCATAACAGCCGGATCATCTAGGGATAACTCTTCAAAAACGGCCTTGGGAACATTCTTGAACCCCATTACTTCACAAATTTTCTTTATTTCAGGTTTTAAAAAGTTATTTAAGAATGCTTTTTGCCCTTCTTTCATCCGTTCAATAAATACTTTCGCCTTGATCTGCGCATTGGCAAATTTTTCATCAGTGGAGCCGAAAATAGACTGTAAACCCTCTTGAATATCTTTTTCTACTTGCTTATACTTATCCGGCCCAAGAATCGCGGCAATATCAGGAATAACCCATTCGGCCTTAGTAGTATAATCCGCGACTAGGGTTCTGCCAAGTGTTTGATTCTTAAAAATATTTTGAATATTAGTAATATTAGCCGGATTTACACCACCGCCATATTGATCTTTCTTTTCGCCGTTAGTAACCAGCAATATAACATGCTCAATAGTACGACTTAAAGCCATATCCATCTTTTTAAGCTCTAATTTCTGTTCAATATCATTTAATACTGGAAAAATCATAGGAACCGCTAGAGGTTCATAGTCTTGCTTCTTGTAGAAAACATAGTATAGGCGATCTGGATCTAACGGAAGATAGACGCCACCTTGACCCGCACCATTTTTAATAGACGCCTTAATATCCGCTGGTAAAGAGTTGAAAATCTGCTTATCTTCTTCAGTTTTTGGATTACGCAACGACTCTACCTCATAAGAAGATAGAATTTTGGACCAATTATTACTATTGTATGAAATTCCACCTAAAAGATAAATTTGGGCTGGATTCATTATGATATAGCGAATCGGTAATACGTCGCCCTTGGCCGCGAAAGCACTTTTAAGATTTTTAAATTGGTCTGGTTTAATTTTCCCAACAAATTTATACATGAATACATTGCCGGAACGATAATATTCACGCATGAAACTTTCAGTTAATTTATGTAAATTAATTCTTTCAAACCATGCCTCGAAAAAGTTTTTAACTGTTTCGTTAGAAGTTTTTACATGTAGTGGAGCGTTGCTAAACTCAACACAAGTTTCGATTGTATTGCGAACTATAGATACATTCGCAGCGGCTTTTTGACAAAGTATAACTGCGCGAGAAATGGAGACTTTGCCGCTTCGTGCTTCCCAAGGTAATAAGCCAGATTCAATGTTGCGATAGGAATCAGTGGGTGTAACAGTGGGTGATTGACCGTCACGATATGAACTGGAACTACCTCCACCGCAAGCGGCTATGGCGCTAAACGGTTCTAAGTTGTCGCCCTTGTATTCTATAGTGGGAAAAGGGGTATATTCGGACTTCGGCTGTTCTATAGTTTTACTTTTGGTCCAATACGGTGAGGTTTTGTTATACGAGCGAGCCATAAATGTTTAATTGTTACTTTAAAGTACTTTTAGTATAAGAGGTATTACACATAAAAGTTACTTTTTTCACTTTAAACTTTGCTATGGGTTAGATTTCGAAGTCTAAACCTTCTTTGGGGTAGAGAATTTTATCGCTTTTTAATAAATTATCTATCTCCCACATAGGAGAAAGATTGGAATAGTGGAAAGCGCGTTTTTGCTCTTCAGGGTCCAGTAAATTATGAATAGCACACGGCGCTTGGTGATCAACGACCCAGCCCCCACGCCCATAATTTTCCCATGTCATGCCCGGAAGCCATTTAGACTCCAAATATTTTCTTACAAATTCAATTGTACAGCCTAATAATTCCATTGTTTTATATGCTTTCACCCCAGATTGTTTTATTATGGCATTTTTTACTCTGGAACGTAAATTACACAATAGTCTAAATGCTGGGTCCTCTTTCCTCTTTTTGCGTACCCTATCTGTATTTCTTTTGCGATGCTCCGGCGTCTTTCTTTTCAAATCTAATTTTTCTTTATTTTTTCTTTTAAATCTTCTATCCGTTTCTGCTATGCGCCTTTTTACCTCCAATTTAGATATTTTTGGTTTTTTCTGATATATTGTTGTAAATTCTTCATTAAATTCTAATCCATTTTCTAATGCTCTTTTCTTTTTCATATACCAAATTTGGTAATCATGAAGATATTTTCTATTTTCATTATTCCATTTTTTAGCCTTTTCAACAGACTCTTTCTTGTTTTTTTCGTACTCCTCTTTTCTTTTCGCAGAGCGACACTTCCTACATAAATTTTTAACTCCGGTAGCCCTATATCTGTCTCCTATCATTTCTTCTCTAGGTTTCGACTCTCCACAGCAATTACATTTATACGATAAAATTTCCATATTTTCTTAAATTAGCATCGGAGCAAAACCCCCAAACTCTTCTTCATCGGGTAACTTTTCGGCCTCGCCATGGATTTTGAAACACCAATTTGCCAACATCAAAGAGCTAAACGAGTCTTTTCTCGGACGGCTCGTGCTCTTTGATTTTTGATAAACAATCGGCAGGCTATAGCTTTTATTTCCTAACGAAGAAATGGACACAACAATCAGTGAGCATTCATACTTCGTTAGATCTATTAGATAATCTTGTCTTTCAATGAATGAGTACACTGAGTCGCCTGTTGACTCGTCGGCAAATTGTTTATGCGTTTTATGAATGGTGCCAATATCCTGTTCTGCCATTATCCCAGCCAACCCATCAACAGCTAATGCTTTTCCTGCAAAAATAATATTTTCAAAGTCAATACATGCTTGTAATGAATCAACTGCCGCACTTTGAAAAGCTGAATGGAATACCTGTTTTTGAACGATACGCTTTTGATTTAGATTATAGCTTTTCTTTACCTGTTTGGCTATTTCAGCTTGGTCCTCTTTACCAAATTCAGCATCTATAGGTAAAAGATTTATATTTTTATTTTTAAATATATCAGACTCATTACAGACATTTATAAAGTCCATGTTGTCACCCTGAGATGCATCAACTCCAATATATACTACGTTGAAATGTTCTAGTATATACAGTAGATAGTTTATATGGTCTTTTAAGTCAACTGCACATGCGGCATAAGAATGAACTAACATTCCAACTTTTTTACCATTAGGCTTAGTGACTTCTTTTAGTAGGGACATGGCAAAATGGTCGGCAATTTCCGATCCCGAGACGTTTGGATCGACTCCTAGGTAGTATCTGGCGTCTGGTTCCCCCACTATCTCAACACAAGGTTTTTGACCATCAGGAATAGTACATTTTTTCATTCTTGCCATTCTAAATAACCCACCGCTATCACTAACAAATTTCGCGCGATATTCTCTATCTATCACATTTTCTGGTACATCACCGCTTTCAACCTCCTTAATAATGCCCTTGTCCATTATATCTGGTGCAAGTTTAGCCATAACTTCGTAAGATAACTGTGATACGAAATGGGAAACCTCTTCTTCCCCATCAATATCTAGCTTCTTTTTATTGGGATCTTTTGACTCTTGCACTCCTTGAATTTTCTTTAAATAATTTAGATATACTTCATGGAAATATTCTCCAGTATAACTTGCCGAACTAAGCATCAACATTTTATTCTTAGACTTAAACTTCTGACGATCCTCCTCTTTCATTTTGTCATCGGCAATTAATTGATCTTCGATTTCGCGCACCTTAGCAATTTCTGTAATAAAATCTGTACTTTTAACTGCAAGGAAAGGCATTAAAACGTTTTCAATAATTTGCTTTGAAATTAATAACGCTTCGTCCATTATAAGAACATTAGCACGTTGACCACGTAAACCCTCACCACTCGCTAGAGGTAAACACACGATACTACTGCCGTTCTTTAGTAACCATTGAAATATATCATTACGCCTAGAAAGGTCTGTAGCGAAACATTGCTTCATCAATAAACCTTCTTTCTTTTTAGACATAGAATCTAAGGTTTCTAATATTCTACGGCTACTTCTAAAATTGCTAGAAACAATCAAGATACGTGTACCGGGATTAAAAATAGCGTATAGTACAGCAAAGATTCCGGCTAATGTGGATTTGCCAAGTCCGCGTCCGTAACATGCTAGCGAATAATTTTTTTCAAACCAACCTTTAATAATTACAGCTTGGAATGGGCGTAAAATCATCCCCGTTAAAATACGGGTGGTGAACTGCAAGTTGTAATATAAAAATTCTGCTAATGTAGCTCTAGCTTGTTCATCTGTTAGCTCGCCCCTAAGTTCATCGAAAAACTTTTGATTAATATCTATCTTTTGTGGATAAGAGGATGAATTGTGAGGATCTATCCACGCCATATTAAATTTCTCCCAGTTTTAGTGATCCAAATTCGTAGCAGAATTCCAAATCAATATTTTTTACGGATTCGCCTAATTCAAAAATTTTAATAATAGCTCTTGCTGCCTCTTTCCTTCCATCAACAAATAAAAATTGTACATTATCAAATTCGTGCAATATATCTCTTACATTTTTAAAGATATGTGATGGTGTAACTTTAGAAAATTTTAACTGAGGCAAATAATTGAATGATAATGCAGTATTCAAGTCATTTTCAACGAGCACAACCAAATAACCATTATCATCTTTGGCTCTTTGAATCTCTCTTTTCAATCTTCCTAGATCCTTTCCAAAACTTCCGACAAAATCGGCAATAGATTTCCTTTCTACATAAATTTTCTTATCATACCGCCCTTCTAATGCGTAATCTCCGTATTTAACACACTCTATCTTAGTTTTATACTTTTCTATAGATAGAGGTTTTTGTTCGCGAGTATCGGTAATAATAACGGTATCTTTATTTAATGCGCTATATTTAAGTTTAGTATTATTAAACTTAATTTTGTATCCAATTTCCTCGACGATCTTATTATAGCCCCCAATAGACTCATAATAATGCATAGTCGGACACATTAACGATCTTAATTCGACTTGAGTGGGAGCATAGACTAACCCTTTTGACCCTTTGCGTTTTTTAAGCCAATTAATTGCCCATTCTTTACCTTTTTCTGGATTCTGTTTTAAGTATCTTTTAAGACTATTTTTATTAAGAAAGTCTGTAGAGAAATATTGTTCGTAGTCTTTATACTTTATAACTTCACCTGTTCCTAAATCCTGACGCGGCAAAAACTTCTCATAGTATTCAGATTGTTTAATTTTTAATTTACGAAGATATAGGTGAAGATGTTCTAGAGTTTTAAATCCAGAGTCATCAATTAGACATTTAAAATTATATTCCATGTTATGTAACTTCGTTTTTTGTGATACCCGCGATCAAAGCCAAAATTGAATCCATCCCCGCTAATTCATCACACTGATCTTTTTCGTTTTGTTTCTGTCTCATCGCCAATTGTAACATCTCATTTCTCTTCTTTTCATCGCGCCAAGCATCAACCAAATTTAAAATCGAAGCATTCGCATCAATTCGCCCCTTCATTCTTTCCGCCCGCGAACCAGTCAACTCCGCAATAAGTTTCTTTTGTCTCTCTTTACTTTTATCCAACCGTTCCCGCGCAGCATTAATAGACTCAATTAAAGTCATTGATAGTTTCGCACCTTCTGCCGCATTACCCGTAACAATATCTTCCATTTGTTGATCTAAAAATTGAATACCACGATCAATTTGTTCTGTTGTAACAATTTCAGATGCCAAAGAGATATACTGTTCTATTTCCTCACGTTGTAAATCTGATTTATCATAAGTCATACCAATAAAAGTTGACTCAAAAATATCTCTATCAATTTGTTTTCGGTATGAATTTGCTTTTAGTCCATAACGAGTTAATTGCATATAAGATAATAATGCCTTTAGATTCTTTAAATCTTGCGCGGTCAACTTATCGCCGCTTTTATACGTTGGTTCATTTTCCTTCTTTTGGTTAGGAACAAACTTATTAACTATTTGCATTACCTTAAAAATACTAGTCGGAGCTTTATAATCTCCATCAACAAATGCATCTTCGCGCTTGGTAATTCCGGGCGTAATTTTATCTATAAACTTATATACAACCTTAAACTCGTTATGAAGTGGAGATATTTTTTCATTTTTGAACAGGATACGAGCGGCCTCCAGCGGCTTCATTATGCTAATATTGTTTCGGAGAAATTCTTCCTGCTCTTCTGTTAAAACTAGTTCGTCTGCTTTTTTAAATTTTGTAGTCTCGGCTTCTAACCCCTTTGTTGCTAAAAATGCGCGAATAATTCTCCCCATTTTATGGCGACCATCAGCATTTTTATCTTTTGTAATATACCGAGTTAACTCAATTAATGATTTTTTATCATAATTAAGCGCGATATACGTTTTTTGATCATCCGTCAATTCATCGCCCTTAAATACTTCCCAATTTTCGTTAGATTTTATATCGCTCATATTTATCCTAAGTTTTCGTCAACTATAATTTGTTTAGACAGAAATATAATCTTCGTTTGAATTTTTTTTAACTGTTGATAGCCCGGAATTTGCGAATTTTTGGCTTTTTTATACTTTAAAATTGTTCCAACCTGTTCCATCGTTAAATTTTGAATATATAGCATTTCATAAACCACCCATTCATGAGAATTTAATTTTTCTCTAATCTTTCCGTCTATAACTCTCTTCGCACCGGAAATATCTAGAAAGTCTGACTGGATATTATTGACTTCTTGTTCGTGATTTACAAGAGGAAGAGACTGCGCTACATTAAAATGATCCCTTTTTTTATGAGCCCATTTCGCGAACAAGGGGCATTCCGAACATTGTTTTCCGCTAGAAGTAAAACCGCAGAAATTATCACCCAAATTAAAACTACAATTTAAAATACAGGGGCGAGAAAATAATGTTAAATTATCTCGCAAAACATTCTTAATTCTATTACTTATTAATCTATTCAACCAATGGCTAAATTCACTTTTCGCGGGATCATATAAATGATATTTCTCAAAAACATGAATAAGTAAAATTTGACCAACATCTTCCCACGCGAGGGTCGATAATGTCCATTTTTTCTTACGCTTATTGATTTCGCGCTGAATATCGGAAATCCTATCTTCGAAGCGAATAGGAGACATTAATCGTTTTGGGGTGAGAGAGCGTTAGGATTTTGCGAATCTCTAATTATCTGATTTTCTTGGCGGGCTAAGTCACCTAAAGTTGTTTTTTTAGCTATGCTAATATTGACTCTTCGTGCTGCCGCCTTTGCGATTTTTCTTAGATCAAGTTTTGCCCGAGAAGATTCAGTTTCTTCTTCATCTTCGTAATCTTCGTCTTCCTCTACGATTTTTTTAGCCTTTTTAGGCTTAATAGGATCGGTAGGTTTAATAAAAGCCTTATTGAATAGCTCGCCGCAAAATCCGCATAAATTAGGTTTTTTTACCTCAAACTGGCTAGCACTTCCACATTTCGAACAGTAAATTTTTTGCATAATAAATTATTTATCTTATATCTATAGTATAAGATGGTACACTAAATTTCAACTTTTTAATACAAAATATTACTTAATATTTAAATCTATCAGTCTTTTATCAATTTCTTTTACCTTCGCGGCATCCTCTACTACCTTACCATCTTTATCATATTTACCATGCTCATCTTGCAATATAGGCTTTAATATTTTTTCATATTGCTCTGTAGCCGCC